CCGATCTGAGTGGGCAAAAAGAAATCCCGAAAAAGTAAAAGCGAAGTACGCGGCATGGAAAGAAAAGAACCCTGAAAGGGCTAAAGCCAATTTGGAGCGTTGGAGAAAAAACCATCCTGAAACGAAAAGGGTTTATAACCAAAATCGACTTTCTAGGAAATCGGCTAATGGTGGGGTGCTTTCCACCGATCTTCCAAAAAAACTATTCAAACTGCAAAAAGGCAAATGCCCATGTTGCGGCGCTCCGCTTGGTGATGATTACCATTTAGACCACATTGTTCCGCTGGCATTGGGTGGTGCGAACACAGACGACAACATACAACTACTAACCGCAACGTGTAACCAGCAAAAACATGCTAAACACCCGGTTGACTTCATGCAGAGTCGCGGTTTCTTGCTTTAACCCTTTACCATTTATTGACAATCAGGCAACGAACAATCCAAAAGGAACTCGCTTGTCTAACATTACATCAACTGCCTTTAAAAAAGGCGAGAAAAGACCCAATCAGGGAAAGCGCGGCCCTAGTAAGACCCCAGCAGCCATCAAGGACATGATTCTGACGGCTTTATCCAATGCGGGAGGGGCAGAGTACCTAGAGCGGCGTGCAAACGATCCTAGGACCGCTGCGGCCTTCTTGGGATTGGTGGGCAAAGTGCTGCCAACTCAGGTCACTGGCGCAGACGGTGGCGCTATCAAAGCCTCACTGGAAGTTATCTACAGGTCAGCCCGTGGCGATTGAGCTTGCGGAAAAGCTGGAGTTCCTGCAAAAGCCAGCCCGTTACAAGATCATCAAGGGTGGGCGCGGCTCCGGAAAGTCGTGGGGCGTGGCGCGGGCTTTGCTGCTGCTGGCAGTACAGAAGCCGGTTCGCATCCTTTGCACGCGAGAGGTGCAGAAGTCCATCCAGCAGTCTGTTCACCAGTTGCTTAAAGACCAGATCGAGGCCATTGGCGTGCAAGACTTCTTTGAGGTGCTGCAAACGACCATCCGGGGCAAGAACGGCAGTGAGTTCTTTTTCGCTGGCCTGTCTGACCTGACGGTGGACAGCATCAAATCGTTTGAGGGTGTCGATATTGTCTGGTGCGAGGAAGCGCAGACGATTTGCGACCGTTCGTGGTCGGTGCTGATTCCGACAATCCGCAAGCAGGGCAGTGAGATATGGGTCACTTACAACCCAGAGCTGGAAACTGACGCGACCAACGATCGATTTGTCACCAATACACCGCCCGACTGCGTGGTGGTTGAAATGAACTGGCAAGACAACCCGTGGTTTCCTGAAACACTGGAGCTTGAGCGCCAACATGCTGAAAAGACGCTGAAACCCGAGGTCTATAACTGGATTTGGGAAGGCAAGTGCAAGCCAGCCGTAGAGGGTGCGATTTACTTCGATGAGATTGCCAATGCCGAGAAGCACAACCGCATCCGAGACGTTCCTGCTGATGTGATGCTCAAGACACATGCGGTATGGGACTTGGGTTGGAATGACTCGATGTCGATCATCCTGGTTCAGCGGTCAGCCTCAGAGCTTCGCATCGTGGATTACATCGAGGACAGCCACCGTACCCTGGCCGACTACGCCATGCAACTTAAAGCCATGCCGTTGAACTGGGGTGTGCATTACCTGCCGCACGATGGATTCAGCAAGGACTTCAAGACCGGCAAGAGTGCGCAGGAGATTCTGGAAGCCTTGGGCTGCACCGTGGAAGCAACGCCCAACATGGCGATAGAGGACGGCATCAGGGCGGCTCGGATGACGTTTGAGCGCATTTACTTTGACAAGACAAAGGCCAAGCGGCTGATTGAGTGCTTGAAGCGTTACCGCAGAAACATCAGCAAGACCACGGGCGAAGCGGGTTCGCCGCTGCATGACGAATACTCACATGGTTGTTTGATCGCTGGCTCAATGGTTGATACAGTAAACGGCAAGGTGGCTATTGAGAACGTCCGGGTGGGTGATTACGTTCGAACGCCTTCAGGCTATGCACTTGTAACCAATTCTGGCATGACTAAGGTGTCAACTGTTTTGATTGCTGTAGAGACAACAGACGGGCGCATTTTGACAATGACACCAGAGCATAAGGTGTTTACGACTAAAGGTGTTGTAGAAGCGGATACATTGGGGTATAATGATGCCTTATTCACCAATGAAAGAACGCCATGCTTGTCGTATCAAAAGACTGTGTTGATGGGGTATCGGGACGCATTTACAGAGAGTTTCAAGGATCAAAGTATTGGCTTTGGAAAACTCGCGGCATTTATGGATCGCAAACTGGAGGCGTTCAAAGACTTCTGCACCTTGAGGTTTACAGAGCTATCCATGGTGAGCCTGAAGTCAAAGCAAAGATTCTCATTGTCGATGGCGACATGTGCAACACAAACCCAGACAACTGGGTGTTATTCAGGGCTGAACGCGCAAGAAAGCACAAGGTTCAAGAGTTCGATGGGGTCAGGTTCTATTTCAAGCCAGAGGGCTACTACAAAGCCGACCACGACCGACATGGTGGCATCACAATGCACCGATATGTGTGGACAAAGCATTTCGGAGACATACCGGAAGGAATGCACGTTCACCACAAAGATGGCGACAAATCCAACAACACCATTGGAAATCTTGAACTTCTTTCCGCGTCTGACCACTCCACACATCACGGCACAACAAACCAATGGGTCGGAAGTCAAGCCAATAAAGAGCAGATTGTTAGGGCTGGAGAGCTTGCTAAAGCATGGCATTCAAGCCCTGATGGTGTCGCGTGGCATAGCAAGAATGGTATCGAGACTTGGAAAAATCGTGCTTGGTATCCAGCAACGTGTCAGCAATGCGGTGGCGAGTACACAACACCTTACCCAACAAGATCAAAGTATTGCGGTGGGAATTGCAAAGCTAAGGCGCTACGAATCCGCAGTTCCAGTGTATGACCTGACAGTAGCGCACCATCACTGTTACTTTGCAAACGGCATACTGGTTAGCAACAGCGACGCATTCCGCTATGCCTGCATCGTGGCTGACGCACTGAGCAACAGCAATGGATCAGTAAAACCCATAGCCTACGGGCGCAGTCGCTACATCGCATAAACAACCTTTACCAGTTTGGACAATGACTGAAACTTAAGGAATAGTCATGCCCAAAATGGACGACCGAGAATTACTAAGCCTGTTGCAGGCCAAGGAAGACGCCTCAAGCGCCTATGTTCACGGCCAGTTAGGTGACGAGCGAGAGATGGCAATGCGGGCCTACAACCGTATGCCATATGGCAATGAGACGGACGGTTGGTCTACCATTGTTGCGTCAGACGTTCAGGATTCAGTCGAGTGGACTCTCCCTTATTTACTGAAGACATTCACTGCAACAGATAAAGCTGTCAGCTTTGAGCCAACAAAGGAAAGTGACGTTAAAGGGGCCGAACAAGCAACCGACACTTGTAATTACATTTTTTACAAAGCTAATCCGGGCTTCCTCATCCTTTACACCGCCTTCAAGGACGCTTTGACCATTCGCAACAGTGCAACCATGTGGCGGCGCGAGACGGTCGAAACAGTTAGCTCCGTGCCATTCAAGGGCGCATCCGAGGAAATGTTGGCGATGATGATGCAGGAGGACGGCAGCGAGATTCAGGAGGCAAAGCCCGCACCATTGCTAGACCAGCAAGGGCAACCTGTGACAGATCCGCACACCTTGCAGCCTGTCATGGGTTACGACGGCAGGCTAAAAAAGACAGAAAAGAAGCAACTAATCAAGGTCGAATCGTTCTCCCCCGAGGATTTGCTGATTGATCGCGAGTGGACATCGCCCCTATTGGCTGACTGCCCTTACGTTTGCCGCCTGATGCGCGTCACGCTGTCTGAGTTGAAACTGATGGGCTTTGATGCCGAGCCGGAAGACTTGCGGGGCAGTGATGGCGGCGAAACCGAGCGACTGAGCGAGATCAACAAGTTGGAGTCTTCGCTGCTGGACGAACAAAGCAACGATGACAGCATGGCGCAGGGTTGGTTGCGCATTGAGTTCATTCTGGCTGACTTGGATGGTGATGGCATTGCCGAGCGTGTCTGTGTGCATCGCTTGCAGGATAAGATTCTCAAGACTGAGACTGTTTCGCATGTGCCGATTGCCACGTTCAGCCCCATCCTGAACACACACCGCTGGGATGGTATGTCGTTAGACGACACGGTGGGCGACCTGCAAAAGCTCAACACCGATCTGTTACGGCAGACGCTGGATAACCTCAAGCTGACCAACAATCCAAGAACCAAAGTGCTGACAGACAGCAACTGGACGCCGTTGGCGAACCTCGATGACCTGCTTGATTCGCGCATTGGCGGAATTATCCGTATGCGCGACCCAAACGCGGTTGTTGAGCAAGTCACACCCTTTGCGGCTGCTGCATCCATGCCTATGCTGGAATATGTGCAGCAAATGCGCGAGAACCGCACTGGCGTATCACGTACCTCGCAGGGCTTGAACCCTGACAGCCTGAACAACACTGCCACAGGCCGGCAGATTGACCAGACCGCCTCGCAGCAGCGGGTGGAACTGATTGCACGCATTGCGGCTGAAACACTGCTGAAGCCGATATTCCAAGGCATCTTGAAGCTACTCACTGACGGCGGCATGGAAAAGCTCGCCTTCAGATTGCGTGACGAGTTTGTGGAGTACGACCCGAACGAGTGGCGCGACAGCTACGACATGACGATCAATGTCGGCTTGGGTACGGGTGACAAGCAGCAGCAAGGCCAATCGCTGATGCAAATCTGGCAGATGCAGCAAGCCGCTTTGCCGATGGGTATGGCAACACCGCAACACCTGTACCACACCGCAGCGAAAACGATTGAGAATGCTGGCTTCAAG